CAGCTCTGACTTGGCATCAGCATCGCCACCCAAGTACTTAGCAGTCCACGCTGGGTCTGCCTTCAGGCTAGTGATCCGCACCCGTGCCGCCTCTGGTGACATACCAAACTTGCCGCCGCCATTGCCATCAACAAACGAATCCTCGCCCATGCCTTTGCCGATATTGGAAAAGAACTTGAGCATATCTTTTGTGCCAAGTGCGTTCTCCATCTTGGTCAGCATCTCTTCGCCTACACCAAACTGACGTGCAGCCCTACGACCTGCCTCAATGTTGGCATCAAAGTCCTTGCCCCACTCTTGCTGTAACTCACCCATCTGAGCATCAGCATTCTGTGCCATTTCGTTCTGTTGGCCAGACATTGCATCCGCAGACTTACCGTTAAACCACTCGGTCAACTGTTGCGCCTGCTTTGCGGTCAGTCCCAGCTCGTGGAATGTCTTGGCCGCATCCTGAGCAAATGCCCCATCAGAGCCTTCAGGCACGGGTAACTTGTAATCAGCAGGGTCTGCTGGCCGACCAAGACGGTCATAAACCTGACCCCACTCATCTGCACCAGCGTCGTCTTTTGGCAACACTAGCCCACGGCCTGCCTTATCCGCACCCAGAAACTTCTCAAGGTTTGTGTAAGACTGGATCGCATCGACTGGCGATTGCCAACCCTTGTTTTGTACCAACCCCCGTACATCCTCTGGAAACGCGTCATACCATTGTCCTTGTTGACCTTGTGTCTGGCCAACTTCGCCAGGGTTGCCAGACTGTACTGACCCTTGCTCATCCATTTGTATCATCCTCGTTCAGGTTAAAAACAACACGCTCATCAATGTGTAGATGAGCCATTAGCCTCAACCAGACTTCCCGCCTGCCTTCGGCCATAGCCATAGCGATTGGGTCAACTGATCGAGAAACTGGTGAAACAATTGCAGTGCTACTGTTCGCACGGCAGAACTTAGCCAAATCAGCCAATACCACTTGGCCATCAGCATTCAGCCCATCCTCGCCCAAGAACAGCCGACGATACGAATAACGACGACGACGTAGCTTTGCGAGTAAATCCATCATATAGGCAATGCCGCAGGTTGTTGACCAGCCAATGCCGCTGTCTCAGCCAATGTCTTGGCACTGTTGGCAGCAATTGGTGCGGCCTGTAGCAATGCCTGAGCCTCAGCCCGCTGTGCTTGCTGTTGCTTCATGCCATCAACTTCTTCTTTGGATCGCAGAATCTTGGCAGGTACGCCATTGATCTCTGCCAACTCACGGGCAATCATCTCAGGGTTAAAGATCATCATCACGCTGGGGTCAATCTGAGCCAGTGGCACGACAGACTCCAACGTACGCAAGATGGCCACACCCTCTTCAGCTCGCTGTGAACGGTTCAGTGGGCTGACATACTGTATCTCAACCTCACCACCACGCTCTAGCAACGCCTCTGGCATCTCTGGCAACACACCAGATCGACCCAAAATGTCCAGCTCACGCTCAATTAGCGGTCCAAGCATCTCAGACTGCTGTCTGCCCATCGTAGGCGCTAGTAGCGCACCCTTCTCTTGCGCCCGTAGCATCGCCTCGGTTGCGGTCATGTTCGGTGTTTCCACCAGAATCTGAAACAACGTGATCAGGAACGCATCATTAATCACACGACGACGCTGCTCCATCATTTCCATGCCGATGTCTACACGCGCATTGGATTGCAATGGCTGGACAACTTGCCGACCCTGATCATCCACGCCACCGTAGTTCAGTGCGCCTGGCCGAGTATTGAATGCCTGTAGCACACCGTCTTCTTGTAGCAATAGCGGTGGATCAACAATTTTGTGCGCCGCACGGATCACCGTCTTGCTCATCTCGTTGATCATCTTGATGTCTGGCAACACCGTCATTGCTGGTGAACGGCCATACACCTCTTTGGGTGCGGTCACATAGCGGCTGATTGCATACGGAAACGTGTTGTATCCACTCTCAGACAGCACCATGCGACTGGTCAGGCAGATGTAGTAGCTGATAAACGGCATTGATCTGTAGTCACGCCGACGTTGATTGCGCTCTTCGTTGGGTTTAACACAATGCAAAAACTCAAACTTCTGCTCTGGATTCTTTTCTAATGCTGTGCGCAGCTTCTCACCAAGGTTGTCAGCACCCCACTTCTCTGCCGCTTGACGCACTGTCATCTCAAACTTGCGATGCACCACGTCCACAATGCCGACATGGTTCTCACTAAAATAAATCTCAGACAAGTGAATCGACTTGTACCGCATACCAAAACCAACGATGTCATCAACAAACAGTGCGCCTGAGCCAAATGCACCCAGACTCATGTAATTCTCATGCACCTGACTGGCAAAGTTAGCCTTCGGGCTGTAGCGGGTCTGGAACAAGATGTTGGTTACTTCATCCAAGTACGCCATAACCTGCTGGTTCTCAGCCAAGAATGGGTCTTGTACGGTCAGCTTGTGCCACTTCATCGTGCGAGGTGTCAGCATCGACTCCATTGCCGCCGCAAATCGTTCTAAAGCTAGTCCAGCAGTAGAGTCAAACACCTTCTCGGTACGCTTCTCGCCTGGTGTCTTATCGCTGGCTTGAAACCAATTCTCTCTCGGCAGTACGCGCTCAGCAATCTCTCGCCAATGCTCTTCCCACACGCCTCGATTAGACTGCATCTGCTCCTGCTGGCGAATTACCTCTTCTGATCGACTGTCCATTTCACTGTCCTAGTAGACTTTTTGATCCTGTCATCGGTTGACCAGTAGTTTCGCCTGCCAATACTTGCGCACCACGACCAGGTTTGCGAGCCATTTCGTCACGACGCATACGCGTTGTTTGTTCTGCGCGTTCAGGACGTGGTGGTGGAGGCGGTGGTGGCGGTGGTGCAGCTCTTGATGATGATCCCATTGACATACTAGCCTCCAAGCAGCTTCTTGGCTGCAGTCTGGGGTTGTACTTGCGATGTGTCTTGACTGGTCAGCACGGTTGCCGCACGACCACGACGACGTGCCGCTTCATCTTGACGACGCACACCTTCACGAGCCATATCAACTGTTGGCGGTGGCGCTGGTGGAGGTGGCGGTGGCGGTGGCGATGGAATGCTTGGTGACATAATAGCCTCATTCAAAAATTGCGTATTCAGCTTGCGCCACTTTAGGACGGTTCATCGTACGCTTGTTAGCACGACGCACACCCTCGCAGGCATACCTGAGTGCATCAATAACGTGATTCTGCTTATCTTCAAGCAATGGCAACACTTGTTCGGTCATTTTATCCACTTTGTACGAATAAAGCGACAGTTCGTCAATAGTGTGCGTACAACGTGGGTGAACCACAATGTCAAATGACTTCAGCCATTCCACGCCATCCTCTAGCGACTTCGGACCCTTGACCGCAGCCATGATCCTTGGAAACCCATGCTTCTTAACGTGGCTGATTGTCTCTGGCCGCGCACTGTCTGCCACGATTGGATACCGTTCAGACTCAGGAACCGTCATAAACAGTTCTGGAATGTTTAGTATCTCGCACCCAACCATGTACGCTTCGTAGTCAATATACAACGTGCGGCCACGAATAAAGCACCGTACCAGCACCGTCGGGTCAGACGCAAAACCCCAGTCAGCACCAAACCGCAGGATATCGTCGTGGTTGGCATCAAACTCCTCGATGCGCCAGTTCCTAAACACCCGTGACTCACTGTTGCGCTGGTACTCTCCCTGCCAGATGTGCAGGTATTTGTCTGGGTCTCGACGTTTGTCGTACTCCATCTCTGCTTTGAGAACGTCAGGAAACCACGGATTGTCTGACCAGTTAACCTTGACCACTGTTGCGCTGTCTGGTGGCACGTCACCACGCAGTAGCTGATCAACTGGGTCTGTGTTTAGCGCAGGGTTCCATGAGAACCACATCTCGCTGGCGGGTTTGCGGATGGTAGGACGCAGCTTGTCCAAACTGTTTTGGCTCAGGCTTTGTGCTTCCTCTACCCATGCCCTGTCGTATCCTTCCAGAGACTTAATGCTGTCCGCAGTATGGTTCTGCATACCTTGGAAGATGATCATGCCATTGCCGCGCCGTGACTTGATCTGGCTGTCCTGTATGTCAAAGTAGCTGCCAACGCCCAACTGCTCGATTTTGACCTCTAACAGCTTCTTGACCGACTGGCTCAATGACTTCTGTATTTCACGCACGCACACCGACGACTGGTTCGGGTTGCAGATATGCTCTTCAATCAGTAGCTCAGCAAAGAAATGCGACTTGCCTGAGCCACGGCCACCCCATGCGCCCTTGTATCTTGCAGGCTTTAGTAGCGGCAACGCCCATCGTGGCGTTTGTATCTCAAGCGTCGACAACTTTCCTCACCACCTCAGCAACTTGTAGCGGTCCACCGTCAGGACCCGTGATTGCAGTCTCGGTCTTCTCGCTGTAGCCATGTTTGGTCAAAAGTAACTTCGTGATACTGGCGTTATATTCGTTCAAAATGCCGCCATTTGCGAGCATCTTCTCTTGTCTTGACATTAATTGCTTGACGATGTGAGAAAAGTCTTCGTGTTCTCTTGCCCATGCGTGAATTGTTTCCCTAGCGCAACCCAGTGCGACGGCCAATCCAGCCACTGTTGGAACAGCATCGTTCTCCTGCTGGAACCCGCCATTGACGTAGTCCCATGCTGGGTCGACTGCATCTTGCCACTTCGGTGGTCTGCCTCTCATTTCATTCTCTCTGTACCTGGGTTTCTTTTACGGGATAGCGTCTTGGCCGCAGTCTTTTCTGAATCCTTGAACGCCTTGGCCGTTGGTGCGCCAGATTCACCAGGCTTTCTCATGCGCTCACCCGAACCAGCTTTGATACGTTCACGCTTGGCATGAATGTTTGCATATAGTCCTTGTTTCATCGCATACGCTCCGTCCCAGGGTTTCGTTTGGACGCACGACTAAGCATCTTAGTGCCAGTGTCCGCACGGTTGTATTCCTTAGCGATAGATTGGTGGATACCCACCTTCTTGGCGAATTTTGGGCTGTGGGCTGCTGCCGCCATCAATCTGGCCTGTGCTGGTGATTTGCTTGGCATCCGTATCCTCGCTATCTGTTTCTTTAATTTTGTAAACGTATACTGATTGTGGTCCCTGTGGCGCAGCGAGTTTAATTTTCCTGCGCAGTATTTTCTTGCTGTGCGTCAAACGCCACAAGATTTGCTTTACTGTTTGCTTCTTTGCTTCTGATGACTTCCATATCTTATCGGCAGTCAGGTCAGGTGTTAACTCAATAATCTCTATAATTCGTTCAGTAATTGTCATTTTAACTCCATCCTGACATATCCACCCGTCTCTTCTGCCATTGTGACAGTTAACTTAAAGTCTCTGTCATTAACACCGAGTGCGTCCGCAACACCATCCAGACCCGACTTCATCATTGCCAAACAGTTATCAAGGTCCATGTGCCGACGACTGGGTTTGTAGAACGTCAGCGTCACAACTAGGTTTGCTGGTTCTATTTTAAACTGTTTTGTCATCAACGCACAAATATGTCGATACTGTTTCTTGTGTTTAGCAATTACCGCCCAGTGCTTTCTGGCATTAGGCGACAACTCCCGTGGTGGCCAAGGTAAATCTACAAAATTTTGGCCAGTGTCTGGTTGAGTACATCCATCTCTGTCAGTTTCATTACGTTCCATATTCGCCTCTGGCCGTGCCAGCCATTAAAAGAACCCTGGTGACAATCTTTACACAAAGGTATGCAAAGGTATTGCTTATGTTGCTCAACGTGATGTGCGTCGCTAGGACCCGTTGCACCACATACCCCACAGTCCATTTGTTTTATGATCGCAAGATGTCTGCGCTCCTTTGTGTTTAACTTGTTGTTCATTTTAATCTCCACAAAAACAAGGGATTGTTTCTTCGGTTGGGTCAAACAACTCTTGTTGCAACAATGCAAATTCCTTTAATCTTGCGTAACTTGGGCGGTCTTTTCTGAATTTTGCTCCATCGCCGTATGTTTTATTGCTAGATTGTGCGTGGTTTTCCATTTTTATCCACCAGTCAGCACGCTCTGGCTTTTCTCGTATTAAGCTAACAATCTGACGTGTTGGCTTTAAAAAACATAAGTCACAATTGCCGTGCATTGTTACGCCATTCATGTTTGGCAAGCCTAAGTCAAATGACTGGTTACGCCAAAAGTCACCAACCGTTTCTTTTGTAACTTTAGCCGTTACCAATGGCGTTCTGCTTCTGCCTATCTTTGCCGCCCTGCGTTGCTCATCATATCGGATACCAACCCAATCCATGTTTTCATTGTGGTCAAAGCCTAAACTTTTTATAAAATTATGAATTGGACGTATTTTTAATTTTGCTGTGCAAATTCTGGCGACAGGGTTAGGCAAATATGGAGAACCGTTTTGGTCTATCAATTCAAAAAATGGCGTTCCGTCCCTGTTTGCCGTTTCAAAATCAACTAATTTCCAACGGTCTGCGGGTTTTTCTGCATACTGATACTCTATCCAATGTATTTTTACGTCCCAATTTACTTCGCAATCACGCACAAACCTCAAAGTTGCTTCTTCTTCTTTTCCTGTATTGGCAAAACAAACAATCGCCTCATCAGGGAGCTTCCCGCCATTTGCCTCTAATACCCGCCAAAGCATATAGGCACTGGTTCTGCCTCCGCTGAAGCTGATAACGGTTGGCTCTATGATTTTAAAAGGATCTGTCATTTTTAACTTTGCTATTCACAGAAATCATCTTGGGCTGGTATTGCGCTCGTTTAGCTGCCTCCTGCATAGCACGGTCATACTTGTAGTCTCTGGTGCTAACTAACTTTTGTTCTTTAGGTTGTTCTTTGCTCATGATGTCATCACCGCCCGTAAAACAGCGTCCTTGAACGCAGGAAAATGCTCAAACTTTGTAGGGTCAATGCCCAGCTCCTTACCCTTAATCTCGATACCCTTGGCTGTTTCGTGCCATGCCTTGCCAGCCACAACGCCTGGTAACACCACCTCGACCTCGTCTTCCCAGCGCTCTTGGCGCAACCACGTTGCCGGATGGGGTATAAACTTACCGCCTTCACGCATCCACTGGTCCTGTTGGCAGTGCTTCTTAATCGCCTCAATCATATACTTGATTGGTGGCCGGATCGCTTGGGTTTGACCCCATGCCTTGCGAGCATCACCCTTGGCAATCTTCTTTGGGTACAACGCCCAAAATTCATCAAAGTCCGAGTTCATCTTTTACTCTCCTTAAGTAGCCCAGCTCGTAGGCTTTTTTAATTGTCATCATTGATATAGATTCAATGTTTTCGTCCGCAAATTCTGCTGCCTTGATTACCGCTATGTGCCGCTGACTGGCCAGTTTGTGTTGCTTTAGCGTCCTTTCGGCTTCGTCCCACGCTTCCTCCTCCTCTTTACTCATTGGGCTGGTGTCCATTTTCGTCTCCAGACTTGTTTAATTGGGTTTTTTTGCTCATGTAAGGTGATATGTTTAGCCTTGCCACGCAATAATTACAAATCCAACGTGTCGAACGCCCCCTCTTTACTTTTTGTCCCTCGGATTCTAATCGTGAATGTTGGCATCCAAAACAGTACTTTTCCATTGCTTTGCTTCCTTTGATAATTGTTTCTTGTCTATCCTGACACTGCGGTGCAGATACTCAATCATCACCTGTGCCAGCTTGCGCTCTGGGTGTGTGGACATAATTAAACGGCCTCTGCACCCAGAGCAACGGTTGTTATAAATCAATGAATGGCGTTCGCAATACTCACACGATTCGCTGTTTTCAACGTACAATCAAATGTCTCCTTTAGTTCTTTGCCCCACTTCGGTGGGGTTTTCTTTTCGCATCGGCAGACTCTGAAAATACTGCCACCGTTCTTGGTATAGCGGCAGCTCACTGGGTGGTACATACCCGTGCTTTCTCCATGTGGCCATAACATCGGTGGCACTGGACGGAACGTAGATTTTGTCAGAATGGCACGTCATCATCCATTTCCTCAATTGATTGTGATTTAACTGGCCGTGGTGCTTCTGCTCTAGCTTCAGCCTTAGCTGGCTCGCTCTTACCAGTCAGCCCGACCTCCTGCACAATGCCCTTCAATGACGTGCGCTCCTTGCCATCCTTGCCCGTAAAAATGTCAATGTGGACCTCTGAAACCTCTGCATAGATCAATTGTCCCTTTGCAAGGTACTGAGAGAGCGCCTCAGCGCGTTTTCCAAATAAGCTGGCACTTACCCATTGGGTTGCCTTTTCTTTGCCGTAGCTGTACGCAAGACTAAGTTGCAGCACGGCCATGTTGCTACTGGTGTACCGCAGCTCTGGCTCGTTGCCAATCCGTGCTAGTCCGATCAATTTCATACTTCCTCCGATGTGATGTGGTCAAACATTTCTTCGACCTCCCATAAAAACTGCATGGCTTGTTGCTCGACTTGAGCGATTTCCCCTGGCGTTGGCTCAAACAGTTTATAAAATAATTGCTGTTTGGGTGGCAGCCGTGGATCAAATGATGCGAACCACACTGCTCGGCCAGTGCAAGCGGCCTGTACCGTCATCTGTGGTTTGTACTGCTCTGGTATCTCACCGTCCAATAAATACCCGACGTGTGTGGCAGTCTTTGGGCATTTGATCTCGATGCAACGGGCATCCGATGTGACACCGTCTGGGGACGCACCAAAGTTCTCGATCATAGGGTGATCCACAAACCCGACATCAGTGACCTTAATGCCCGTTTTATGTTCAAACGCTTCCTTGGCCATTGCTTCGTGGTCAATGCCCCACTGCATCTCTGCTGTGACGTACTTTTGCATAATGTTGTCTGTCAGACGCTCTGCAAGAAGCTCAACTTTCAAATCACGACGGGCAGCCGATTCCTTGCCAGTCTTAAGAAACGCCATTGCCGCAGCCATGCGTGAAGCTGTCAATTTGCCTGTACGTTGGTTAAACCATGCCCCCGTGCCTTGCAGATTGTTTTCGGTTCTCATGCTTTGCCTTTTAGTTGCTCACCCAGTTGGCCAACAATTACCTTGACCGACTCACGCTCAGGCTTGGTCAGTGTTGTCCAAATCTGCTTTAGTTCCTCAGTATTTTTGGCTGATGAAACCATAGCGACCAGCTCGTCTTGCGTCCTTGGCTGTGGCTCTGGCTCGACTGGTACGTCTTCACCCGCATAAATATACAAACCCAAGCCGTGGCAAGCAATGGCTTTGACTAGGCAGCGCATCATGTTCTTGTTAACCGCAAACGCATCAGGGTTTTTGATAGCTTGGTTGCGGTGATCCATGACCGGAAGGTGCATCGTGACAGGCTTGCCAAATGCGGTTACCGTGCATGACACCATCAATGTCTCACCAAATGCCTCTGGCCGATTAAATGTCCAGTTGGCCGTTGGGTCAGCACGCATAAGCTGGTCAAGTGCAAATGTCCACGACAAATACGACAAATTTTGCTTCTTCTCAACGTAGTTGCCAACGTCAATCTTGGCTAGTTTCTCAAAGTTATTCATAATCCCATCCAAAGTGTTAATAAAACCCACGGTACGCCCATGACCAAACCTATCGCTATGCCGCCTAGTATCTGTTTCATTTGATCAACCTATATTTAGCAAACCGTATACCGTTAATTTCGACCATCTCGGTGGTGATGTTATGGCCACGCTTGCGCATCTTGTAAACAATGTCAGCCAGACGGGTCGCACGAAACTTTTCAAACGCCTCAAGACTGGTGATGCTTTTGTTTTGCAAGACCTTCTCGACTTTCTTTGACTTGTTCATGCGGCCTCCACAGTGACACGATAGATTTGCTTGTTAACGTCCATCAGCACAAACTGCTTGGTGTGCGATACCAGCTTGTCGTTCTCAACATCGTGGCGGACACTGGCCACGCACATCACAATGTCTGTGCCTTCGACCAGGCGCAAAGCCTTGTGGCACTTGTCTACGATATAGTCGCAGTACATTACCGACGGTTTACGCAGCTCTTCCTGCTCTTGCTGCTCTTGCTGCTCCAGTTCTGCTTGGTTCCATTCAGCGTTTGTCATCTTGATCTCCTTAATAAAGGCAGGGAAAGTAGGCAGACTCGATCACAGACACAAGTGCCTGTTCGTCGTCCCATGTCATCTTGTTGAGCAACCATGTCGCTGGCTTGCCATTGCGATCAAGCACGTCATAGTCAAACCCGCCGTAATAGTCGGCAGAACATGACGAATGTGGCTCAGGTGTGTGGTATGTGTTGACGCGGACTTTGCAAGGAATGCCGCAGATGCGTGTGTCGATAATCATACTGTTCTCCGTTTTTCTCTGGTCGGGAGTATTGCTTGACCATGAAAACAGTTTACACACATTAAACGGTTTTGTCGAAAGTTTATTAATTTATTTTGTAGGGACATACCTAATGTGTTGTTTAAGAAACGACTGCGTTGATACTGACAGTGTTGCTACAGAGAGCGACAGAGACCGTTTAGGTCTGTGCCTTACCATTGAGCGACAATTCAATGGACTCTGTAAGGGACAGAACCTAAGCGGTTTTGTTTTGCGCAACCGTCAGGGACACGATAGATTTGGTTGACATCGCCAGATTCCCAAGAAAGACACGCCGCCGTTCACCCTCGGATAGTGCGTCCGCCAGCTTAAATGGGCATGGCAAGAAGGTATAGGGGCAAGTGGTGAGACAAACCTTATACTGATGAAACATTAACTCCGGTAGGACTGGTCTCTATTACAGGATATAAGAGATGGGTCAGGTAGGTAGCTAAAGATGTGATGGCTATCACCCTTGGGGTAACTATGCCAAAGGACAACAATGAGTGATCCAGTTAACAACCCAGCACACTACAAAGCACACCCCAGTGGTGTTGAGTGCATACAAATTACAGAACACATGAGTTTTAACTTGGGCAATGCTGTCAAATACATATGGCGATCAGACTTAAAAGGCAATGCGACAGAGGATTTGCGAAAGGCAGCCTGGTACATTAACCGAGAGATAGAACGCAGGGAAAAGAACAATGCGTAACGCCACACTTTTATGCTAATTGTTTTCCCTGTTTTACGCACTTTCTGGTATTTACAGGCTAAACCTGACGCATCTTGACATAAATGCAGTCGCCGTCAAATGCAACAACGTCTTTTTCTGCTTCAAGCATAACCATGCTTTTGGCAAGCGTTGCTTTGCAGCTCTCTTCACTGCTTAATGGTGGTGAATCTATAAACACACAGGCCTCAGCAACACACACATAAAGTATTACAATCCACATACGTCACCTCACTGAGGACAAACCGCGTTGTACACTTCAATAAACCTTGCGCCCGATTCTAAGGTCTCTGGCGTGTCTTTAACAGAGAAGGTAGGTAAATCCCTTGCCAACTCCCTACAAATCGTCCGAGATGTCTCTAATGCGTTTGTAGCGCCGCAGCCGCTCAATAGCGGTAAAGTTGTTGCCATCAGCACGCCTAACACGATCCGCAGCATCTTCAATCTCCCTTGACTTCTCAATATTGGCACGATCATGCTCAATCTGGGTATCCTTCCTGCCTGAATTTCGCCCATACAGATAAACGCCAAATATGGCTGTTAAAGCACCCATAACCGCCACGATATAGCTTTTAAACTTCAACCAGATTGCCATTGCCCCGACCTCATTTGTTCGGTCATCTCAGCCGCACGACTGGGTGTTTGCTTTGCCCAAAGTGACTTAAGCATACCGTCAGCCGCACCGTCGTAATCACCCACCTCAACCAGGCTAAGTGTTTTCTTGAACTTCTGCACCCCGCTAATGCCCATTTGGAATGCCATGTTTACTAGAACAGCCTGCCTTTGTACACACAAACGATCAAAAAACGGTATGTTTTTGTGCAATGCCGCCAACACAATCGACACATCGTTCTGCAATAAGTACTCGGCTTCCGCTTCGCTGATGCCACCGTGCTTGGCTTTGTCGATCAATCGCCCATAGCCAATGGTAAGAAAACCCAGCGAATCCTTGTAGGCGTGTAGCACCAAACCTTCGTGGCGTTTAATCTGCTCAATCCCCTTGGTCATCAAGTCGTGATTGTTTGATGACTCTGGCGACTGGGCTGGCGAGGACGCAGAGGATTCCGATAACTTTGAAGAGTCCGTCTGGGACTGTGGACGTGACTTCTGTCGGGAGAGTAGAGACAACAGTTGCGAGAGCATGAGGGAACGCCTCCAGAAATGTTAATAAAGCACCGCCAGCAATTGCAAGCCTTACCGACCACCACTTGGACCAGTTGCGTGAATCGCTGACCAGCTTCATACTGGCTGACCTCGAAAGTAAGCAACACCATCTAGGACCGCACAAAACTCGGGCTGGATTAGTCGGCCATCTTTAATTGTCAGCACAGCAAATCCAGAGCAGTGGTTTTTAGGGTTGTCCTCCCCGTAGCTCATATGATCACCATCAGTTTCTGACAATGTGCCAGTATCCACACCCCACCTGCTGCCACTGTAATCACTGACAATCGTGGCCTGTAAACGGTGTAGATGCCCACACGCCATCGACACACCAGATTTTAAGGAATTCGAATAAGTTGCGTGAATGCCGTTGTGATAACGGTGTTTTATCATCAGGTTTTTATTAACGAACAGCGACATACAAAACAACCAACGCGGGAAGTGTTCCTTAAGTGAAAAGCCTGGCACACCTTGAAACTCTGGGGCTTGATTGGCTAACTTGGCTTCAAACCTTGCGTCGTGGTTGCCCATCGTAAAAACACATTTGGCATTGCCAGCGACCTTCTCAATCTCGCCTAGCCTGTCAGACACTGCCTCCAGTTCTTCTTTAACAGTCGGCAGCTTGTGTGTGTCGTACCCTGCCTTAGCAAAGCGGCTGATGGACGCACCATCCACAGCGTCCCCGTTCATCACTACTAGGTCAGGTTTGTGTTTTTTGATTAATTTGACGAACGCCTTGTGCGCTATGCTAATCTGATCTGGCCAATAGTGAGCGTCGCTGCCTACAAAGATAACCGCATTGTCTAGATCAACATCCATGCGACTCATGTGGTCACGGACATAGTACTCAGGTGTGCGTGCCGTTTCAGACACCAATCGTATTTTGTATTTGCTTTCAATCTTTCTGCGCCTACCGTGGACATTGCGCACATCCAACCCAATTCGTGCAGATACTTTTGTCGCTGACTTTAATTCGTACCATAGACGAATAAAATCCTCGTCAGTAACTTTACGGTTGTGCGGTACATGAGCCATTTTTGCTACCCTTTGATGTCACCAAGCACGGTGATCTTGGTAATCATGCCATTGGGAATGGCGATGATATTGGCGCAGTCTTGAGGAAACCACGTTTGCGCTAAAAGAATACCTTTCTTTTGTTTCTCAATTAAGAAACCAACAGAGAAAACTGAATCAAAATCTACTTGTGGACTTTCGCCAAACTGCCACCCAGATGGTGCATGGCAAGCGTCGATCCACTCCACCAGCACCAGCTTGGGTGATTTCATTTTGTCCAGCGCTCCCAAACAACTGTCGTGGCCACACCGACGGCAGCAATAAATGCTGCGACCTTTATAATCTTTCCACTAAACCGAGCCAGCCAATCGAGTGCGATAAACGCACCCTTTGCATTTTGAAATGCCGTAACAACCTCTTCGGTTTGATTGTCAATTTTATCGACCTTGCTTTCGACGGCAACAAGGCGGTCATATATATCTTTGTGGCTGACTTCTTCCATAATTACCTCGTCGGGGTGTAATCAATTCCAGAGTTCCCTGCTAGTGTAACAACCGCAGTCCCACTGGTAAACCCTCCGATCTTAACACCTGCTCGATACCAGGCTATTTCACCCTGACTGCCAGTCATCTCAATGGGTGCTGTGAACGCATCGACATCTCGCCAAGTGCTGTTGTCGTAGGATCGCTGGACCGTGACGGTGGCCGCAAACGTGCCAGCAATGGAAAGGTCAAACAAGCCAGTCAACCGAATCGAATCGGTAAACTGGTCGGCAGCCGTAATGCTGCTGGTTACTACTCTGCTCATGTCAGTCACTCCAAAATAATTAAATCACCGTTTTCCTGAAGCAGATTAAACCCGTCCTCTGTCTCCAAGTTGTCAAATGTGTCGTCCGCATCAAATGTTTTTGTAAACACTTGTTTTAAGACGGGTTGAAATACTTTCTCAAAAATCATACCAACCCCTTAGCAAGATACAGCCCAGCACCCGCAACACCGCCTAAGCCTGTTGCTACTGCGTCCCAAATGTCGGGTGTGCCTCGGCCTGTCATGTCATACGCTTCTTTCAGCAGCCCAGCCGCAACAGCAACCACCAGCCCTGCTATCCAGCCACCAAATAGCGAGACTGACAACATAATCGCCAGCCCCGCCCAGAAGTGAGCGACCTTATCAGGCTGGATCATTTTGCATCGCTTGGTATTCAGCCAAGACTTCTGGGGTGTGAGTTGCCTCGCAAATGGCTTGTACTCGTGCATCTTCTGCGCTGTAGTCATCGCCTGGTGCTACAACATGGCGATGGAATGTGCCTGAGATTTGCTTACCATCTTCCATGATAGCGGTCTTGGTGCGTACTTGTACGCTACCGTTCTCAAGGACTTCGATGCGGTCTACTACTACTAGTTTTTCTAAAGCCATAACATTCTCCGAATGAAATCAAATTGAACTAATTACGAAACTGCATAAATCTGTAGTTTCTGGGTTGTCCCTGCTACATCGACCTCAATATACCCAGCCGATGCGCCAGCAGACCCAGATGTAACACCACGCAAAGCATGAGAAGTACGAGACAACCCTTGGATAACATTAATGGTGTCAGGGCCGCTGTTGCCAGTTACAACCGCATTGGCCACAGTCCATTGGTTTAGCAAAGGCTTTGCAAACCAGTTGCCACGTGCCACCACAGTTGTAGCATTGACTGTGTTGGGTTGCATAAGCATTGAAAAGTTAGGTGTTGCGGCTTGAATCGTATTGTCTAGCACCCACAGCGAACCTACAGTAACAGAACCAAGACTTAGCCAAATTGGATAATCAGTTGCGCTTAAATTTTGCTCATAAAATGAGTTGTTTGAAATTTCAACAATGTCACAAGATGCACCATTCATAGTAAGAAAAACACCCTTGCCAGTATAGCCATTGACAAGAGTACTATCAGATGCAGATGCGTCCCATGAATAGCACTTGTTTCCGCTAAACACTAAAGCCCGAAGATTGTAAGCGTTTGCACGGCCAATAGAACGGTTGTTGTAAAACTCATTGTCAAGTATGCGAATTTCAAATTCTGTATCACCGCTAAGATTTGAAGTCGTTCCACCAGCGAATACCACATCAGCACCTTCAAACCTGTTTCCGACAATACTCAATTTATTTACGCCGCCCGGCGGGATATTAAACCCAACGTGGCGTGAAAAACCACCCAAATTAATTGTGTTATTTTGAACAATTACGTCACCAATAGTGCCTACACCAACCCAGTTAGCCGAAAGAGCAAAGAACAAGTTGTTAGTCCCATAAGTACAATCTTGGTCTGCTACAACCGTGTTGTTACAAAAAACAAACTTTTCACCTTGGTTCGGAAGACTTGCGCCAGCGTTTACAAAATTGTTGTTGGATACAGATATGGTTTTATAAATACTGTTGCCACCTTGAATCCCAGCCTCTTGAACAGTCGGATTATCACTTGTAAAAGTGTTGCTATCAATGATTACACTTTCGCCACTTGGAAGCGTTAGATTATTTTGAAGCGTGATTGTGCTATTGCGGAATGTATTATTGACAACAGAACAAGTTACCATGTTCTGAATTTTCACAACCGCTACAGTTGTTTGCGTAGTTGCATCAATATAATTGCCTTCCATAATAAAAGACGTTGAACCATCAAAAACAGCAGGATCATTATTACCTGCAAGATCACGCGGCCCAGACATCGTATTGTTGGTAAACAATACAGAACCTGCTTTAGCAAACGGCGATTGCCATTCAGAAGACGTGGTAACCATATTGGCACGAGCACCTATTTCAGTGCAATTTGCAACAACGCATTTATCTAGGTACTCAAGACAAACGCCTGTGCCATACACAGAGTTGAAAGTAATATTCTTTACTTCAACATTACGAACGTTATCCCACGAGCGAGACGCAACAATCCCCGCTCTTGCTGAACTTGCGGCAAAAGAACCAACAACAGCTCCGCCATAAGTGTCAGCGGCAGAATTGCCATCAATAGTTCCGTTTTCAATCGTTACGTTTGCCGTGCAATACAGCATAGCGGGAACGCCGCTTGGGGCTGGAATCCAGAATGTCGTGCTGTCCCCGGTAAACGCCCCCATCGTTGGGTCTGACGCAGTGGCTGGACGCTTTTTAAGCGTACAACCATTCAAATTAAAATCGCATCCAACTTTCAGCGCAAAAACAAGATACGTTTTTCCTGTTTCGCCGACAACACTTTTTTCGGCGGCGGTTGCTGCGTCTAATGCCGTTTGCACCGCAACAGTATCATCGGCGATTCCGTTTCCAACAGCACCATAATCTGAAATAGATATCGGCGCACCTTGGATCATTGAGTAAGTAACTTTAGTGAGTGCCATGATAGTCCTTATACAAAATACGTCAAACTTCCGATCAGCCTTTTTTCTGACATATCAGCGTTAGTCAAGGCTGTACTAGGAACACCGCCCTTGTTAAATAACGACATTACTGTGCCAGTTGGAGAGCCGCTTGGTATGCTTGTGTAAGTCGTATACGCACTAATTAAAGACCCTGAATCTGAAAGTGCTGAAAAAGGTAGCCCGGTTATAGCGGCAACTGTTGCGTCTGCTGTTGAAGGCCAAGTAACGTCAAAACTAACAGTAACAATCCGTCCAATTTTTGTGTAGCGTGCTGACGTAACTGTAAGCATTACTACATATGCGCCGGGTGACCAAGTCCCTTCCTCATAGTCATCGAGCAACTCGGAAGTCATACCTGCGGCTTGACCGTCAGCTGAGAAGTCGATGCCTTTACCTGCTGTGCCGACAATAAAATTACCAGCTATAGCTTGGATGTCTCTGTTATAAGTAACTCTCAAACATTCATCTGCGCCATCATTGTTGAAAACAGATAGTTGCCGAGTTCCTGTAGTTTTTATAGTGTTGACATCGTTGTTCCCAGATGACCAAAGTTTTAATGCAAAAGCATTAGCAACTGAAGCATCACCACCTTCAACTAAAAACTTGGAG